CAATACGTTTAAGCTTATCAAAGATACGAACTACACAAAGCATATCCCCATAAGGTTCTGGAGGGATTCCGTTTGGGTATAATAGTCTTAGGAAATCTCCTGCTTGATCAAAGGAATTACCATAAGCTGCATTCTTTTCTTCTACAAGGTTACCGATTTGTTCTGCTAATTCTTTATATTTACCCATTTTATTCTCCATCAACTAATTTCTTGTTCAGCTTGATTGATTGCAGCGGCTCTTACTTCTTCATCTGAATCTGTATTAACACCGGTATAAGTTATATGGTCAACAGAGTTATCTCTCATAATCAAAGCTGAATCTAGTATTGCATCGATATATTTTTTATATTCTGGAATTGAAAGAACTTTGCTATCGAAATCAGTTTTATAGAACTTAACTTCTGTTTCTAGTTCTCCAGTTTTAGCATTAGTTACTGTAAAATTTTTCCAAGCTCCAGTACCGGTAATTGCGACAAGTTTATTATCTGGAGTTTTAATTCCTTCTTTAGCCGTATCACAATGTTGTCGTAGAAGGTCAAACAACTCTTCATGTTCTACGATACCTTTACCGAAATGAATTTGGAACATACATTCTCTGAATGGTTTAGCGACTTTATTTTTAATTGTTTTGGCAGTAACCTGAATGCCAATAACTCTACCATTATGTTCTATTTGTTTTCCACCATGTAATTTGATACGGATAGAACTTGCATATGGGATTGCCATACCACCAGGAGTGGTAGTTGGATCACCATACATTACGCCAATTTTTTGTCTCTGCTGATTCATAAGAACAAATAGTGTTTTTGTACCGCCGATTATATTTGTAATTTTACGGAAGCCTTTACCAAGAACACGAGCTTGAAGACCTATAGTATTGGTATCGTAATCGCCTTCTAGTTCTGCTTTTGGAGAAGAAGCAGCTACGCTATCCCAAATAATAGTTACAGGTACATCCTTATTCATTGATTTAGCTTTAACGATTACAGTTTCTGCGTGTTCAAAAATCTCTTCTGTACAAGTAGATTGAATAAATACGAAATTTTTAGCGACATCAATTCCAATAAGCTTTAGATTATCTAATGAAGTTGCATTTTCTGTATCTATATAAACAACGATGCCACCCATTTTCTGGGTATGTTTAGCTATTTCAAAGCCAATGTGTGATTTACCGATAGAAGGTGGTCCTTGTATTTCTATAATCCTTCCTTCTGGTAAGCCGCCATCTCTTACATTTGAAAGAATATAATTTAATTGTTTTGAACCTGTAGAAACCCAACGATGAATATTTGTTGGAGCATCATCACTACTAAGATTAAAAGCTACTTTTTCGTTATGTTTTTTATTAATTTCTTTTATGAGTTCGCTAGCGAAATCATCTACTGTATCTGTTTGAGCAGTAGAATTTTTTGGTTGTTTTGCCATAATATACCTCAACTGTTATTATAGTAGACTAAAAATTTAATGTTAACAGACATGAATAAGAACAAAAAAAAGACCGCATTTTCATGCGGTCTTCTGTGGTTAAGATGTTAGGACAGGAGGAACATTATTTTTTTACATCTTAACAACAACTCAATCATCTAGTGCAGAGAAAGCATCATCAATTTGTTTTTTGCTGTTCTTTCTAACTGCCGGTTTTTTTTCTTCTGAAACCGTTTCTTCTTGACTAGATGACGTTTTATCTGAAACCTCCATTGACTCTACAAGAGATGACTTACTTGCTAAGAAGTTTTCGATGATTTCATTCATTTGTTCAGAAGATTTTACTTGTGATTTGAAAATTTCTTCAAGATTTGGAATTTGTTCAAGAACCTTTGAACGTTCTGAATCTGAACCAAGTAGAGGACTTGGTTTACGGCGGGGCTGAAGCTTGAGATCCTTAACAGCGAAACCATTGAAGGTCTTATCAGTAGGGGTTACAGTTACTGTAAAATCATAACCGTCTACTGGGTCTGTAAGATCTTCATCAGCATAGTCTGGATGAGCGAAAACGCCATACAGGTCTTTTAGCATTTTGCTATTGAACTCCCATAGCTGAACACCCTTGGATTCTTCACCACGAACAAGGATTGGGATATAGTAGCGTTCACGAGGCTGAAGCTGTAGAAAGAGCTTCCATGAAGCCTTGCTGCTGCGATCTTTACGAAGATCAGTAAGCATTTCAAAGATTGGATCTGGAAGATTAAATTGAGCAGGAGCTACGAAACGACGCTCTGAAAGAAGACGACTATCGTAATATGAAACTTCCTGTACTGGTTGACCATTTGAATCCTTATATGGAAGAATTCGGATATCATGTTGACCGATCTGTGGTTTCCAATAAGTTAGTTTTGGTCTATTAGATTCTGATGTTGTTGTTTTGGCTTTACGGTCGCCGGATAGAGCGGCGATTTTACGTTTAATTGATTCGATATCGTATGACATGTTTTATTTTCTTTCTTTGGTTAGGGTTGCACTAATGGCGTTTGAAAAATAAGTTAAATTGTTAATAAATGGGTTGCACTAGTGGCAATGATAAATATGTGTTATTCAAAGCAAATTGTTCAAGTTTGCATAAGATTTTTAACACCATTATACTTCACACAAGATGCTCTAACTGCTTGCTGCAAAATAATACCAAGCCAGCTTTCCTTGTAAGAAGGAACATATGAAATAGTCTCATTTGATTTTACATTTAGAGATGAAATAGAACCAATTTCATCTTCAGACAAAGGACAACGATATTGACTTAGCCAATGTAATGAACGATTAGCAACAGACAAATTATATAGTTCTGGATTGATCTCGTAAATCATTCCTTTGTCCCTGTGCCATTGAGAGTTTTGTGGCAAATAATAATCTTCTTCTTTTGTTCCTAGTTTACCGATGTCATGAAATAAACCAGCGATAATAAGACTATCAACTGGAATATCTGCTCCATATAGTTTGGACAACTCTTTCATAAGTTTTACAACATTAAGGCTATGCCAAACTAATCCTCCAGGAAAACAACCAATGTACTCGGTTTTTGTCGAAGCAGGACAAACGGCAGCACGATCTACAACATCTTCACAAAGCTCTAACAAAGCTGCTTGTTTATCTTCGTCTTCTATCTTGGAAACAATATTTTTAAAATTGTTCCAATTAGTAGTAATCTTTTGTACTATTTGATCGTTCATTTATTCCTCAGTATCTATTAGTAACAAACAGATAAAATTTTGTTAATGATTAAAAATTATCTTCTTTAAGAAAGAAATTGATTTTTTCAAAACTTTTAATATTTGAAGAACCAATGCTACATAGCTTATCAATAGCACCAAAAAAATCTTCATGAATATCCAGAATTAATCCATCATGTAATATAAACAATGGAATAATATGATTTTGATAATTCGCTTTATGAATCTTTTTTACTATATTAGTGAATCCTTGCATAGCCACATCTACTGCCGTTGATTGAATATAATAATTTAACAACACATAAGGTTTTGCACCTTCACAAGAAATCTTTCTTCCATAAAAGTTCTTTATGTATTTGCCATTGTTAGTATTAAATTCTTCTTTAAGTTTTTGCTTTAAAGTTTCAATACCAAAATAATCTTTTATAATTGCAATTAATTCTTCTGGCTTTTTAACATGTCCAAGCAATTGTTTATGTAATGTTTCCTCATTGGCTCCATATAACTGAGATAATAAAGCAATTTTTACTATCTTCCTTGATATGTCCAAATTATATGTTGACATGAAATGCTGATATATGTCTTGCGGCAAATCGTTGTCTTGGCAATCCCTTGTTATTGATAAAAGTACTCTTGGTTCCAAAGAAGAGAAATCTAAATAAACAATTTTCCCTTCAGAACCAAACCTGGATGTTATAATATTTCTATATTCTTTTTTAAGAATTAAAATATTTGGACCTTCTTCAATTATTAAACGTCCAGTTGTTGAATTTATTCTTCCATATATTGGTTTTTTTGAGTAACCATTATTGGGACTAAAACTTTTTAAAATCTCTTTTTGTGTTTGTTCTGTTCCAAGATAGTATTTTTTTTGTTGTTCCTCATCAATCGCAGTTGGCTGTAATGATTTAAATAAAAAATCATATGAATGAAATTGATTTAAATACTCTTGATCTATCTTGTCAATTTCGTTATAAACTTTTTGTATATAACTTTGCACTTCATTCTTAAAATCTTCTCTTTTTAAGAAATGAATCCATGGGATAGAAGAATTGTTATTCTTTTTCCCGTTTAAAGTTTTATATATGTTCAGCCATTTATTAGATGGAAATCCAATTCTTTCTAAACAAAATAATTGATTTATTATTTTTATTTCTTCTGAATTTAAATAAAAATCTGAATTTACAACTTCATCATTGGAAATTTGACGAATGTTTTTGCCATCATAATGGACATCATTAATTCTATTGCCAAATAGATTTCTGTCAAATATAATGGTGTGAGGCATTTCTATATAATGCCATAGTATATTATATGTTTAAACATCAGACAGCAGGAATAGCAGGAGCAACAGGTTGCCCACCCGACTCCTGACGGCTTTCATAATCGTTTAATATGGTAATCATATTAGAAATTCTTGAATTCAAATTGTTATAACGTTGATAAGCATCATTTGCAGCAAAAGTAATTTGTGACGTAAATTTACCAGACTCAATTGTATGTGTTAAACCAGTAACATAATAAATATTATCTAGTGTAGTTCCAGTTTGAAAATCAATAAAGAAATTTTGCATATAAGAAATTAAAGGATTACCCATTGTTGTTATGCTTAATTCATTTGGAATTATTTGCATTGGGAGTCCTCCTGGAAGTTCTCCTGATGGTAAAAGACTGTTTTGTTGAGGAGCAGCTAGAATACCTAAAGTTTGCATTGTTGCATCAGATTGTGAACTAAGATTTGCATTCAATACAGTAGATCCTAAAGCACCATAAATAATATGAGGTGCCGTTTTCATCAGGTATTCTTTAATTGTTCTAGAACCCCCAAAAATTCTAATATTAGAAGAATTACTCCTAATCTGTTCACGAACAGCTTGAGCTTGAGGAGCTAAAGTAGTTGTAGAATCAACGTTTTGTATTTGGATAGCTCCAAAATCAATAGCAGCTTGCACGCCAGCAATAAAACTTTGTATTCTATTATCTCCAGTACCTCCAGAATGAATATCGTCATGTACTGGTCCAGGTAATACATTGTTTAATATACCTAATTGATCTTCTCTTAAAGCTTCTAATATTGAAGCTTCTGTTGAATATGCCGTGGCACTAGCATCAAAAACATGTATTCTTAACACCGTTTTGTCGCCACTGCTTTCTATTACTTGTTGCAACTGATCATTGATATATTTCGCAGGCAATGTTTCTATTAATAATTCTATTTGAGGTAATTGAAAATTACCTCCAGGAGTAACATTTTGCAATATTGCATTTACTCTAGATTGAAATTGTGGCAAACTATCCGCAGGTTCAGTTATCTCTCTACCTGTTGCTTCATCGATGGACCTTCTCATCAAAGCTCCATTGGCATCCCATAATCCATAAGAATGAGAAGATTGATCATCAAAAAAACTAGTTTGTAAAAATCTCATAAATTGTATCAAGGTCATCCCTGTAGCTCCAGATACATTTTCAATTCTATTTCTTATTAATAATTCTTCGAAAAGTCTCAAATCTATTAAGAAATTTGCTGTTGTTATTTTGCTAGCAAACCCTGCCTTTTCATTAAAAGGATAATATACAAATTGTATTTCATCAAAATTATTAGTTGATGCTAATGGTTTCCCAATGAAATTTAACAATAAAGTTGCTAAAGAACAAAAAGAAGATAAAGTATAACCATCGTTAGGTCTTATTCTTCTTTCAGAAGCTGCTAAAGCCCTCGCCCTTTGTCTGGCTTCTTCCACAGATTCTACACGAACATTTCTTCCCTGGGCATTTATTTCTTGACGACGAGCATTGTCTTCCACTAAGGCTCTTGTTCCTATAGAAGAAATCCCTTGTCTATTTCTCGCCACCTGTTGTCCACCCAATGAAGATGGTAAAACTGTTCTTCCTGTTTGATTATCTCCAGCAGGATTATAAAATGGATCATTTGTTCCTAATAACGATGGAATTTGTGATATGTTTGTTAATTGTTGTTGAACTTGAGAAATAATACTAATTCTCAAATCATTGATTACAGATCCCTCCACGTTGTGTTGATATTCTGCTTCTCTTGTTTCATTACCTCGTTGTATTTGCCGATTTCTAATATTGATTTCACTACGTTCTTGACGACTTTCCGCCTCAGATCTCGCAGCGTCTCTTGCGTCAGCAGTGCTGGTAGCTGCCAGACGGGCGACGGCGGAATTTCCCGCCTCCGTGACTCTGCCCTGGGCGGCGGCGAAATCAGCGGCGGCGGTCGTTCCAGTAAACAAACTCGATGTCAAGGCTCGACCGACACTACGTCGGCGTGGTGCATTAGTAGCAGTAGCAAATAAATTGCCTAATATTTCATTTAATCGTGATGCATCTGGTGTGTGAGAATTTCTCAATTGTGCTCTAAAAGCGTCCAATTCTCTTTGACTATCCCTTCCCAAAGAGAGTAAAGGAGAAGCATCAGCAGCCAGATCAAGAAATCTCGGCGCTCTTATTTCTCTAGTTCTTTGTTCCCCTTCTTGGGTAGGAAACATCCTTGTTCTAATTTCGGAAATAGTTCGTTGGAATTCACTTAGCCTGTTTGATACTCTTTGTGTATCATCACTATAATTAAAAATTCCTTGTGTGATCATATTTGCTGCACCACGAGTTAATAAAGATAATTCTATACTAACACCAGAACCATTTTCTAAAAATGAAAAATTAGATGAAACAACTGAAAATTTTTCTTTAACTCTTAATCCATTTATTAAATCTGCATAAGGATTATCTGAATTATTTAAATTACCATCCGGATGTGACCATCCATATTCTATTTCTATTTCTTGTGAAGAATATAAATCTGCTTTCAAAAAATCTGCTATATCATTCATTCTAGAACGATCATGAAGAATTAGTTTTAATTTACCAGTTTTGGTAGACATTTCTCCGTGAGAAGGAACTATGTCTATGCTAAGAGATTGCAATGAAAGAAATGGTCTAAATTTATCCAATACAGGATTTGATCTAAGAGATGGAGTATCTGTTTCATCTCCATTAACAAGAGTTTGAGGAGATAAAAACATTTCCATACCAGAAATGTTATATGTATCTATTGTTCTATTGTTTGAAACTAAAGTTCCTTGTATTTCATTTGCTTTAGCCATATTATATTCAGGAGTACCTGATCGTACCTCTTTTGCACCTCCTAAAAATTTAACAAGACTTGTAGCAAACAATTTATTATCACCCGATATAGATGGACGAGGTAAAAACATTTTCACATCAATATATGGAACTGCACGAGATAATTCTAGAGATGGCATACCATTGAAGAAAATAGTACAAGCATTTGCATTCTTTAAATTTAAAGAAATTCTTGGATGTTTTGAAACGTAAATGGCAATAGAAGGTTTTGTTTTATCAGGATTGTCTATGTCTTGATTTATTTTAGGAGTAGAATTCTCTGGAATCATTCCCATACCGTCTGTAGAACCAACAATTGATCTATATCTGTCACCTAAAAGACTCATAGGTTGGTAATATCCAATATTTTGTGAACTATTACCATAATAAATTTCAAACAAATTAAAAAGTTGTCTTTTCCGATCCTCAAGACCTTCTTCTCCGGAAGCGAGCTGATCATTTAGAATTCTAATTAAATCATTTGTCAAATAAACTCCAGTTGAAGTATCTATGATATCTTTTATTAATTCTGAACATAAAGAATCTAATGGAGTCTCCTTCCGTGCGGCGGCGGCGAGGGCTGGAGTTTGGTTTGCGATTGCTAATCGTCTTTGTTCTGCTGCTTGTTCGCTGTTCGTTGCATCAACTATTATACCAGTTCCAGTTGTGGCACCGTTGGTTATGCTAGCAATTGTTCTGTCTCTTTGAGTATTTGATATTGCTCGTTCAATATATCTTTCTATAGGTTGAATACCATAATATCTAGATAAAGCATTAATTGCAGCTTGTAATTTTAATTCTTGTTGAGACATAGTTTTTTATATAATTATATATATTTTGATACATCACTTAATGTAGGAATTACCAACAATGTTCCTGGTGGCACTTGCAATCCCCAACCAATATTTGAAGCAGCCGCTATTATCCACCACAATGTCCCGTCATTATATTGTTCTCCAGCAATTATATCTAAACGTTCACTTTGTGTGGATATGTAAGTTTGTGTTCTAACCAACCCCAAAGAAATTGAATTTCTTATAGATAATATTGCATTAGATGTGCCAAATTTCTCACCAAATTTCAGTATTGGAGTCGTTGAATATCTTCTAATAACCATAAATTATTTCAAGTCCTTGTTATATTATATCTCTTCCAAAGAATCTGATTCCATTTCTTCCTAATCCACGTCGAAGCTCACGCATCGGACTGGGAATGCCGAAGCGCCCTCGACCTGTATTCGGAGCATCTGGTTGT